ACTCAGTTGCTGGTCTTTCTGACGGAGGGCTTCAGCCTGCTCAGAGAGCAACCTTTCCAGCTCTGCGATGCGAATGAGGTATTTCTGACTCATGACCGTTTTTATAATGCGGTCAGGAGTTTTTTACAACATTGTCAGTGAGTTACGGCTGGATGTTTTTGGCTGACGCCAGTCCAGCTTATCGAGGAGCATTGCCAGTTGCGAGCGGGTAATGGATACCTTGCCGTCACGTACCGCAGGCCAGATAAACTGGCCTTCCTCCAGGCGTTTGGTGAACAGGCACAGACCATCAGCATCAGCCCAAAGAATTTTGACGGTGTCACCCCGTCGGCCACGGAAGATAAACAGGTGACCGGAGAAGGGATTATCATTCAGCACATGTTGTACCTGTTCTCCCAGTCCGTTGAAGGATTTACGCATATCGGTAACGCCGGCAACGAGCCAGATACGGGTACCTGATGGGAGTGAGATCATCTTCCCCTCCCGGTCAGTTCACGGATCAACACTGTGAGCAGCTCTGGCGATGGATTTTCCAGCGTCATGTTACCGTGACGGAATTCCACCTTGCAGGAACTGGCACTGACTCTGGTCTGAGTGGAAGTGGATAAAGACGGCGCAATGGCCGCCACAGGTTCTTTCTGCTCATCCGGCGTTATTTCTACAGGTAATAATTCAACGCCAGTGTCAGAAGAGGTCGTTACCGGAAGACGCCGCGAAACACGCCCTTCGTTCTGCCAGAGCCTGAGCCATTTGAAAATAACATTATCATTGACGCCATTTTCACGTGCAATCTGTGCAACACAAGCTCCAGGTTGTGATGCCAGTTCCACCATACGAAGTTTGAATTCATTCGAATAGTTTTTACGAGGTTCTTTTCGCCAGTCCTGTAATTCCATACTTAGATGTCCGTCTATATCAGATGGGCGTCTAAGTTACCAATTCTCGTCTGATGGCTACATACGGCGGTCAGTTTACGCTTACCCTCAATTGCAGATAATCTTTGTCTTAATTCTGCGTTTTCTTCTTCCAGTGCTGTTATCCTGTCGTCTGACTCTCTGGCTACCTGAACAAGCAAGCCAGTAACACCAGAATAATCTACAGTGTAATACCGTTCACCTTCTTCGCCTTCAGATCCGCTACCACCGTCCCTATATTTTATCGTAGAGCCTACGGACTCTGGAATTGCTTCTAAGGCTTCCTGTGCGATAACACCAGCGTAAGGCATCCCGTTTTCTTTAAGCGTGTATGTATAACCATTCATCTTACGGATGCGATTGGTTGCATTATCAATCACCTGAATATTATCTTTCAGGTCTCGGTCAGAGGTCTGGTTAAATGCGGTCGCTTGACATGCACCATTAACAGCAAATGCATATGTGTCATCTGTTTGTTTTTGACCGAAGAATATAAAAGCCCCACCATCTACACCAACTTCATAAACAACCGGACGGCTAGAATTGCCCCACAATTTAGCAGTAACGCCAGCGTGAGCGGTTCCCTGTGTGTTTAGTGTCATGGTCGAACCATGATTAGCATATTTGATCTGTAGTGTGTCTGTATAATCAAATTTAATCAGGGCATTATCTACACGATCCCCATAGGACATGAGGCATTTACCCATTTTCAAATAACCAGCAGTGCCAGGGAAAATTAAAGTTCCTCCGTAAAGATCACTAAAGTCCCAAAAGATACCTTTTGTCCCGTTATGTGTGACGATCCTCGTCATTGTATCTTTAGTACCATCAATATTTTTTCTGGTATATATATCACTATAAGCGTTTTCCGTTTCACCAGTCTTATTTGACAAGTGAATCTTACCGCTAAATATAGTTCCAGTGGTCGGCAATGCCTTTTGATCATAGATTACATTGCAATAACTATTCCATGTTGTTTTATTGTCTACATATGATTTTGTTGCATAGCTTCCTTGATCAGTTTTTAGTTTACTAACATCGGATTTTAGCGTTTTGATGTCATCAGGAATTACTGTTTTTGTAACCATTGTCTTACTCCATTAAGCCCATGTCCTTACATGCTGATCTGTCGTAATGAAAGGCATTAAAGAAGATATGTTTTTACTGCCATCAACAATCCTCATGTTTACGAAAAAACCACCGCGATCAATGCCTGTACATCTTTCGTTTTCTGGCTCCTCGTAATCAATAATGCAGCCAATAACATCAACAAGAACCCCATTTTCTTCTTCAAGACTGAACAGGCCACTGTCATATACAATTGCGTTAAACTGTTCTCTGTTATCGAATCGTAATGTTATATCCCGCATTATACGTATTCCTTAAGCTGCGTATCTGACAATGCTCTGTTCCAGAAACGGAGGTTTTTTATATGACCATTAAGGTGTCGTAATCCTGTCGTCGTTTGCCCCCCGATACGAATCACGGCTGCTTCACGAATATATTTCCATACTGTTTTGGTTTCAGTGCTTATATTCTTATTTGCAAATGAGCATGTCATGCCGTCAGCCTTAACCCTGAATCCCATAACGAGATCTCTTACTCCGCATGACTCATATACACGCCGGTTAGCCCCGCCTATATCGCAATACGAATAACCATCCTGACTGATAGTTCCAGAAGAACCAAACCCCATAATAAATGGGCCTCCGGACTGGTGATTTTCTGAATCAATGACACGCGGTGCAGCATTATGAGAAATAAACCAGTTTTTATGGACTTCCACCATGAACGTAAAAGGCATGGTATACATATTTTTCATCAGCGGAAATTTACATAAATCTGATGCACGAGTCGCTGGCTCTGTTGTCGTTATGATAAAGGAAGTTGCACAAGCACCATACTCGAATTGCGGGGTGGTTACTTCTATCCAGTCACCTGTTGCAAAAGCCCCCACTGCTCTGTCGGCTGCAATTTGCAGCTGCGTACCAACCATTCCCCATTCTGGCAGACATTTCAGTGTTGCCTGAAAATATATCCATCCACTACCAGGGTCGATTTCAAAGTTTGCTGTTAATAGCTGGGCATTACCACCCGTAATTTGTAGTTCATGAGTCTGTAATGACAAATAGGCGTCACAAAGGAAAGTGTATCCTTCCGAGTTATACCGTTCAAAACGGATACGTGCGCGAACATTGAGATCACTTCTTACCCTGAACGACGCGGTAACATACGGACCTTTACTGTACTGATCATCGCCAGTCACATCTATGCCTTTATTACCAGCAACTGTGCATATATTTCTCCCTGTTGTCGTTCCTGCTATCTCACTTCCTACTGTGAAACGTCCATATTTAAACTCAAATTCATCTGTTGATGATGTTACAGATATACCACCGCTTTTATTCCACGCATCAGGATTAAAACTATTTACGAACATGTTTGTTCGCTGATTCTCTATCAGCAAACCATATTTTTCAAAACGAGGAACGTTATTCCCTGCCACGGTAATATGCCCGGACTTATCAATATACGTTGCTGATGAAGCGCGGCTAAATTGGCATATGCCATTAACAGGCATTGTTATTTCATCACTGCCGATGGTTATTGTTTTATAGCCCGGGGCATACCCTGTTATCGCTTCCAGAGAATCATTCAAGGGTAGCCAGATATCAGGAAGCGGAGGGACTGAAGCAGGATCAGCGGCATCTTCTGCAATCCGGGCTGCATTCTCTGCTCTTGTTGCGGCTGACGTTGCTTCTATCTCGCTGGCTGCTGCTTTTGTTTCACTCGTCTTTGCGTTAGTTTCACTGGTTTTTGCAGCTTTTTGGCTATTAGCTGCCGCACTTGCAGAACCAGCTGCGGCACTCTCGCTTTGGGCCGCTGCATCCTGACTGTTTTTTGCCGCAGTTTCGCTGGCTTTGGCATTCGTTTCGCTGGTCTTCGCTGCCGTCTGGCTGGACTTTGCGTTAGTTTCACTCGTCTTCGCAGCTTTCTGGCTGTTAGCCGCAGCAGTTGCTGATCCAGCTGCTGAAGTCGCAGAACCGGCTGCTGCGCTCTCGCTTTCAGCTGCTGCAGCCTGGCTGTTTTTTGCCGCAGTTTCACTGGCTTTAGCATTCGTTTCGCTGGTTTTCGCTGCCGTCTGGCTGGACTTTGCGTTGGTTTCGCTCGTCTTTGCTGCTGTCTCGCTGTTTTTCGCGTTGGTTTCTGATTTTTTAGCTGCTGTCGCGGAATTTGCCGATGCAGTCTGCGAGGCCGCTGCCGCCTGTGCGCTGTTAGCTGCATTCGTTTCTGAGGTTTTCGCCGCGTTCTTCGATGATGCCGCTGCAGTTTCGGATTTCTTTGCCGCCGCTGCGCTCTGAGAGGCAGCTTCAGCGTTACGTGCTGCTTCTTCCACCATAGCCTCAAAACGGCGTAATGCCTCCGGCATGACATCCTCTTCCGTCATGGCACCGAGAAAATCATTCAGCGTCCCCGGCTTAGAATCTTCATACACGGTGATGGTCCCGGCATGTGAAGGCGGAAAACCTTCAACCAGCAGGGTGACGTTGTACTGGCCATACTCAACATCCATGCTGTAACGCCCGGCTTCATCCGGATTTTCAGAGGCCACCGTGTTCACCAGTACCGTGGTGCTGTTACGCTTTGCCTTCAGTTGAATAGTGCAGTTCTGTATTGGTTTTCCCGCACCATCTTTCAGCACACCTGAAATCTGTACTGCCATACTCACTCCACAAATAAAAAAGGCGCCATTGCTGGCGCCCGTATTGGGGTTATAAATATTTCAACGGATACTGATACCGGAAGCAGCTTTTTTGGTCACAATCACCGTACAGTCTGTGATGTTACCTGCGCCCTGATTGCCTTTCTGGAAAATCTTAAACTCCAGAGTGACGTTACCACCACCACTCGGCATATCAATAACCGCACTGTAACTACCGGGAATGGCTCCTTTAGTTTCTCTGGATGCGATTAATACGCCATTTTTGCGAACTTCAAAACCATAACCCGTGTATCGCGTACCTCCCGGGTTATTACCGCTCCCCGGATCGTCATACGCCACACCGTTAAAAATAATGGGCGGAATAATGATTTGGCGGTCAAAGTTATGATCATCGTAAATGGTGACTGTAACCGTCCCGTTTGGTGTTTCCGTGTTACCCCACGTACCAGCCTTTTTCGGGAATGATTTGGATACAGTTTTAACGAAGTCACCTCTGACCTGGTTCGCCTCCAGCATGCCCTTAATCGTACAGTTTTCATTTACCGTGACATTATTGAGCGTCCCGGAGTTCGCATTCACGTTACCGCTGATATCAGCATTTCTCGCCGTCAGCCGCCCGTCCGGTGTCAGGGAAAATGCCGGAGGATTACCGCCACTGGTAATGGTGGGAGCCGTCAGATACTTCAGGAACACTTCGTTCATGAATATCTGGTTGCCCTGCGCCACAAACATCGGCGTTTCATTCCCGTTTGCCGGGTCAATAAACGCGATACGGTTAGCGGCAACCAGGAACTGGCTCAGTTTGCCTTCCTCCGTATCCTCCATGCTGAGGCCAAGCCCCGCGACATAATGTTTGCCGTCTTTGGTCTGCTCAATTTTGACGCCCCACATGGCATTCCATTTATCGTTGGCGTCCTTCCACTCTTTCGAAAACTCCTCCAGTTTGCTGGCGTTATCCTCCGTCAGCTCGACTTTTTCCAGCAGCTCCTTGCCGAGATGGGATTCGGTTATCTGGCCTTTGAAAAAATCCAGGTAACCTTCCGCATCATCGCTCGCCCGACCGACGGCCTCCACGAATGCCGATTTGCCAACGGTGTTCACACTGCGAACGTAAAAATAATAATCATGGCCCGGCTTAATATTGATACTGGCAGCTATCCAGTACAGCGCCGTGCCAAGATAGCGGGCTGTGGTTTCAACCTGCCTGATATCGGTAATCCGCTTTTCCGAGAACCAGAACTCAAACTGTACCGTCGGATCATAAACGGCAAGATGCGGCGTGGCGGTTATCTGAAAATAGCCCGGCGTCAGCTCAATCCGAGATGGCGCTGCCGGTGCGGCAATCCGGAACGATACCGACGCCGGATCGCCCTGCTGCCCCCAGGCATTTGCCGCCCGGACTGTCAGCCTGTAGTTTCCCAGCGCCAGTTGCGTGAAGCGGTATGTGGTTTCCGTCGTCCGGGCCGTGCTGACCAGCCGCTCACTGCCGTCATCCGCTGCCACGGTCAGGCGAAGCATAAAGCTCACCCCCTTCACCACCTTCGGCGTATCCCAGCGCGCCAGCACCTGGTATTCCCCGCTGTCTGCAGTGACTTCTGCGGTCAGATGCTGCACTGCTGGCGGCGTGACACCATTCACCGTGCCGCTCTGGTCACCGTCAAAGTGCGCCCCGTTATCCACGATGGCTTCTTTCTCCGGTACATGCTGCACGGCAGTGATGGCATACGTACCGTCATCGTTCTCACGGATACTCACACAGCGGAACAGGCGCTGGCGCAGCGTCGGCAGCTTCAGCCCCCACACGCTGTACTCGGCAACGCCGTCAGGAACACGGCTCACTTTTACCTTCACGCCGTCGGTGACGGACTGAACCTCCACGCTGACCGGACTCCCCTGCCCGTCAACCAGGCTTATCAGCGTGGTGCCGGAAGATGGCAGCGTGATTTCACGGTCGAGCGTCAGCGTCCGGGTCTGGCTGTTTACCGCCAGCACGCGCCCGCCGGTGCTGATACCGGCATAGTCATCATCGCAGATTTCAATGACATCGCCCGGTACATGGCGAAGCCCTTCGGCACCCACGCTGAAGTCCACGGTCTGCGTTTCCAGCAGTTCTGTTTTAATCAGCCACAGCCCGGCGCGATGTGCCTGCCCCCGGCTGGTACAGCCAAAAGCATCCATCTTCGTGACGCTACGACCGTAACGGGCAATGGCCTGCGTGTCCTCCACAAGCTCTGTCGCCGTCTCCCAGCCGTTATTCGGGTCAATCCAGTTCACCTCAACGGCATTATGGCGGTCCTTCAGGGCGCTGAAGCTGTAGCGGAACGGCGCACCATCATCCGGCATCACCACATTACTGCGGTTATAGGTCCACACCTTATCCGACGGTCGGTCCTGCACGAACGTCAGCGTCTGCCCGTTCCATACCGGCATACAGCGCATCGCCGAGCAGAAATCACTGAGCACATCCCACGCCTTGCGCTGTGTGGTCAGGTACGCATTACAGGTGATGCGCGGCTCCGTGCCGCCAAAACCGTCCGGCACCGACTGATCGCAATGCTGGCCGATGACATACAGCGCCCATTTGTCCACATCCGCCGCACCAAGACGTTTCCCCATGCCGTAGCGCGGATGGGTCAGCATATCCCACAGACACCAGGCCATGTTGTTGCTGTATGCTGGCTTAAACGTTCCGTCCCAGATACCGCTGTATTGCCGCGTCTGCGGGTTATAGTTCGACGGCACCTGCAGAATACGCCCGCGCAGATGATAATTACGGCTCACCTGCTGGCTGCCGAACTGCTCCGAGTCCACCTGCACGCCGACCAGTGCCGTGTTCGGGTAGCACTGTTTCACATCGATGATTTCGGTGTATGACGACCAGAGCGTTTTGTTCTGCAGCTGGTCTGTGGTGCTGTCCGGCGTCATCCTGCGCATCCGGATACTGAACGGGCGCGGCGGCAGGTTACCCACCACCACCGAGGCCAGATACTGCGAGGTGGTTTTGCCCTTAATGGTGATGTCTTTTTCCGTCACCCAGCCACCATTACGCTGTATCTGAACCAGCAGGCGGACTTCCGACGGATTCCTGTCCCCCTTTGAGGTGGTTTCCACCAGTGCCTGCACGCCGAAGGTAAAACGCAGTCGGTCAATGTTTGCCGACGTGATGGTCCGGGTGATCGGCGTGTCGTATTTCACTTCCGTACCCAGCACCGTCTCGGAGCCGGAGGATTCAAATCCCTCCGGCGGTGTCTGCTCCTGCTCACCGGCCCGGAACACCACCGTGACGCCGGAGATGTTGGTATTCCCCTCACTGTCCAGCACTGGCGTACTGTTCAGCAGCACGCTTTTTAATCCATCCACCGGACCTTCAATCGGCCCTTCGCTGATGGCATCGATCACACTCAGCAACTGCGTGGACTTCAGGTTGTCCTTCGCTTCGCGCGGAGTATGCCCCTTACTGCTGCCTTTACCCATTCCTCACGCTCCATAAACGACAAAACCGCCCGGAGGCGGTTTCACATAAACGTTTTTCATCAGCGACCAATCACCACAACCTGACCACCATCCCCTTCGTCTGCCGTGCTGATCTCCTGAGAGACCACCCGCGACCCCACGCGCATTTCACCGTACAGAACGGGCAGAACATTGCCCTGGGCAACCATGTTATCCAGTGAGGAGAAATAGGTGTTCTGTTTGCCGTTATCTGTACTTGCTGCCGTGGGCGTCCTGGCTTTCGGTGCCAACATCTGCGCCACACCACCGAGCACCATACTGGCACCGAGAGAAAACAGGATACCGGTCATACCACCGGCCCCAATGGCTGCCCCCCATGCTGCAAGGGTGGCTCCGGCAGTAAAGAATGATCCGGCAATGGCGGCAGCCCCCAGAACAATCTGGAATACGCCCCCTGACTTGGCCCCGGCGACTCTGGGAACAATATGAATCACAGCGCCGTCAGGCAGAGTCTCATGTAACTGCGCCGTTAACCCGGACGTGCTGACGTCCCGCCCGGCAATCCGTACCTGATACCAGCCGTCGCTCAGTTTCTGACGAAACGCCGGGAGCTGTGTGGCAAGTGCGCGGATGGCTTCAGCCCCCGTTTTCACACGAAGGTCGATGCGGCGGCCAAATCGTTGCAAATCCCCGTAAAGGCAGATGCGTGCCATTCCCGGTGACGCCAGAGGGAGTGTGTGCGTCGCTGCCATTTGTCGGTGTACCTCTCTCGTTTGCTCAGTTGTTCAGGAATATGGTGCAGCAGCTCGCTGTCACCACAGTAAATGGCGGCATGATTCGGCACCGATGAACCAAAACAGCACAGCAGCACATCGCCCGGTTGTGCTGATGACAACGGCACCTGATACAGCCCTGTGGCCTCCAGATTATCCAGATAGAGATTCTGACCGTGACGCCACCAGTCATCCCCGCGATGAAAATCCGGCATCTCAATCCCCGCCAGATGATAAGCATCCCGGAACAGCGTGTAACAGTCCGTCACCCCGTGCTCAAAGCGCCGCCCGGTGAGATGCGGCACACAGCGGAACTTATGAATCGTCCCCCGGCAGACCAGCCACCACGGCAAATCACTCTGCACCTGCAGCCGCCGGTCGGCCTCACTCAGCCAGGGCAGACCTCCGGGGTGGCTGTGGACCAGCGCCATAATCTCACCCTGCATTTCTGCCTGCAGCCAGTCTTCCGGCGACATACGGAAATACGCCTCCGGCTCACCGGAGATATTCACGCAGGGGAAATATCTTTCCCCCTCCGGCGTGCTTACCACGAAGCCGCACGACTCCGCTGGCGCACATCGCCGGGCGTGCGCCAGAATCGCTGATTCTGTCTGTGTCATGGTATTTACTGCGAAAGTTTGTTAATGGAAAGGAAGCCGCCAAAGTTGCCGACGTTATTGCGGAACTTACAACCGCTCAGGCATTTGCTGCATTTATCCTTCGTGATATCGGACGTCGGCTGATCATATTCATCCGCGACTGCCGGACCGTGATAACCGCACTCATCGCCGCGATAGGTCCAGGTGCAGGTGTTGGCCAGCATGATACGTCCCGGAAAAACAGCGCCGTCCGTTTCCGTCGGCGTGGACAGTACAAAAGAGGCACTGACCGCGCTCAGTTCGCTGCACTGCTCGATGCGCCAGCGGCTGATCACCTCCTGCTCCGGATCGGCGTCACTGTTTCCGTTGACGAAGTTCACCGCATCCAGAAAACGGGCGTAAACCTTACGCCGGACCACCGTTCCGCCGACCAGACTCTGCATATCTTCCGCCATCCCGGTGACCATACCGTACAGGTTAGAAACCGTCAGCGTGGGGCGCGTACTGGTGCCTTTGCCATTCAGTTCAAAACCGCTCCCCTGAATGGGATACGGCTGATACTGTCGCCCCTGCCAGGTGACCGGCTCACCTTTTTCGTTCTGCTCATTACAGAAAAAATAACGTTCTCCACCGACCTCTGTCAGGTCGATTTCCCAGAGCACCACGCTGGCCGACTGCTCCGCACGGGTGCATTCATTCAGTGTTTCCTGCCGGATATCCTGCATCAGTTCACCACCTGTTCAAACTCTGCGCTGAACTCAACACGCAACATACTGACCTGCGACGACCATTTTGCGCAGGTCACCTTTATCTGCCGCCACTCATAAGGCGGCGTCCACAGAAAGGATTTCCAGCCCCCGTGCTCTTCCAGAAACGACTCCAGTACCGTGGCCTCCTCACGGGGGACAGAAAGCGTCACGCTGTACGTTTTCAGGTTGGCATTCAGCCCGGCAGGCGCTCGCTGAGAATAGCCATCACCAAAGCGCACCTTTCTTACAGAAGGGACCGAAGCCACATCCATACCGGGTTTCACTTTCCAGCGGAAGGTCTTCATCGTCCACCTCCGGAGAACAGGCCACCATCACGCATCTGTGTCTGAATTTCATCACGGGCACCCTTGCGGGCCATGTCATACACCGCCTTCAGAGCAGCCGGACCTATCTGCCCGTTCGTGCCGTCGTTGTTAATCACCACATGGTTATTCTGCTCAAACGTCCCGGACGCCTGCGACCGGCTGTCTGCCATGCTGCCCGGTGTACCGACATAACCGCCGGTGGCATAGCCGCGCATCAGCCGGTAAAGATTCCCCACGCCAATCCGGCTGGTTGCCTCCTTCGTGAAGACAAATTCACCACGGTGAACAATCCCCGCTGGCTCATATTTGCCGCCGGTTCCCGTAAATCCTCCGGTTGCAAAATGGAATTTCGCCGCAGCGGCCTGAATGGCTGTACCGCCTGACGCGGATGCGCCACCACCAACAGCCCCGCCAATGGCGCTGCCGATACTCCCGACAATCCCCACCATTGCCTGCTTAAGCAGAATTTCTGTCATCATGGACAGCACGGAACGGGTGAAGCTGCGCCAGTTCTGCTCACTGCCGGTCAGCATCGCCGCCATATTCTGCGCAATACCATCAAAGGTCTGCGCGGCTGCACTTTTAACCTGCGACATACTGTCCGTGGCGCTCTCTTCCCACTCACTCCAGCCGGACTTCAGGCCTGCCATCCAGCTCCCGCGAAGCTGGTCTTCAGCCGCCCAGGTCTTTTTCTGCTCTGACATGACGTTATTCAGCGCCAGAGGATTATCGCCATACTGTTCCTTCAGGCGCTGTTCTGTGGCTTCCCGCGCTGCCTGCCGGTCAGTCAGCCCCCGGCTTTTCGCATCAATGGCGGTCCGTTTTGCCCGTTGCTGCTGTGCGAATTTATCCGCCTGCTGCGCCAGCGCGTTCAGGCGCTCCTGATACGTAACCTTGTCGCCAAGTGCAGCCAGCTGGCGTTTGTACTCCAGCGTCTCATCTTTATGCGCCAGCAGGGATTTCTCCTGTGCAGACAGCTGGCGACGTTGCGCTGCCTCCTCCAGTACCGCGAACTGACTCTCCGCCTTCCACAAATCCCGGCGCTGCTGGCTGATTTTCTCATTTGCTCCGGCATGCTTCTCCAGCGTCCGGAGTTCAGCCTGAAGCGTCAGCAGGGCAGCATGAGCACTGTCTTCCTGACGATCGCCCGCAGACACCTTCACGCCGGACTGTTTCGGCTTTTTCAGCGTCGCTTCATAGTCCTTTTTCGCCGCCGCCATCAGCGTGTTGTAATCTGCCTGCAGAATTTTCCCGTCCTTCAGTGCCTTGTTCAGTTCTTCCTGACGGGCGGTATATTTCTCCAGCGGCGTCTGCAGCCGTTCGTAAGCCTTCTGCGCCTCTTCGGTATATTTCAGCCGTGACGCTTCAGTATCGCTCTGCTGCTGCGCATTTGTGTCCTGTTGACTCTGCTGTTCAGCCTTCTTTCTCGCGGCTTCAAGCGCAAGACGGGCCTTTTCACGATCATCCCAGTAACGCGCCCGCGCTTCATCGTTAACAAAATAATCATCCTTGCGCAGACTCCAGATGTCGTCCGCTTTCTTAAACGCAGCCTCTGCCTTAATCAGCATCTCCTGCGCGGTATCAGGACGACCAATATCCAGCACCGCATCCCACATGGATTTGAATGCCCGCGCGGTCCTGTCTGCCCAGGTCTCCAGCGTACCCATGTTCTCTTTCAGGCGGCGGGTCTGGTCATCAAACCCTTTCGTCGCGGCCTCGTTCGCCGCCTGCAATGCCCCGGCTTCATCGCCGGAACGCTGCAACTGAGCAACATACGCAATCTGCTCCGCCGTCACGTTATGGAACTGGCGTGCCATCGCCGTCAACCCCGACGTCGGGTCTGTGGTCAGCTTCCCGAAGGCTTCAGCGACCTTGTCCACCTCCACACCGGATGCAGAGGAGAAACGCGCCACACTCTGGCTGATGGACGCAATCTGAGCCTCACCGCTTACTCCCGCCTTAACCAGTGCGCTGAGTGACTCGCTGGTCTGGTTAAACGTCAGCCCTGCCGCCTGCCCGGCTCTGGACAGGACCAGCATGCGATCTGCCGTCAGACCCGACTGATTGCCGGAAAGGACCAGCGTTTTGTTGAAATCGGACAGGGTTGAGTTGCCCTGATACCAGGCATACGCCAGCGCACCGGTCGCCACCGCCAGCGAGGTGGCCCCGACCATCGGCAGGGTGATCGCACCGGCAAGCCCCCTGAACATGGGGATCATCCCGCCGAAGGAGTCCTTCACCTGACCACCCTGTTGCAGCAGGATCAGCCACGGACTTTGCCCGCCTGCAAGCTGCGTGGCCACGTCGGTGAACTGTGCAGGCAGCATACGCATGGCGGCTTTATACTGTCCGACGGAAATCCCCGCTTTCTGTGCAGCCAGCGCCTGCCGGTTCATTGACTGTTCAACGACTGCCGCTGTTTTTTTCGCATCACTTTCCGTACCGGAAAAATGACGCCTGACTCTGGCCATCTGCTCGTCAAATCTGGCCGCATCCAGACTCAAATCAACGACCAGATCGCCTACCGGTTCAGCCATACCTGACTCCTCCTGCGATCCCTTCTGATACTGTCATCAGCATTACGTCATCCTCCGTCATGTCCGCCACATCCGGGGAAGCGGGGATAACTTCATTCCCGTCCGGGCCAAAGCGGACGCCTCCGGCAAGCCCTGCCGCTTTCTGCATCAGCACATCATCTTCAGGCTCTTCATCAGCCTCGCGCCGGTTCAGCAGACTGAAATCCAGCGGATGCATATCCGGATCGCTGAAAAACAGGCTGAGTACGGTGTACGTCAGCCCGGAAAAGTGCATATCCAGCAGAACATCATGAAAATAATGGGTACTGTAAAAGCGGTGCCAGTCGGCATACTCCGTGGATGACATCCCGGCAAGCATGGCGCGCCAGTCGGGTCGCCCCATCTCACGCGCCAGTTTCAGGGCAAAACTCAGCTCACCGTCGAACACTTTCCCGCAGAAACAGGCTCTGCTGGCCCGGCGTCATCTGCCTGTTCAGGTGCATCATTCACAACAAACTCAGACATACCGGACAGACGCATTACCACATTTTCAGCCTGAGCAATTGCCTCTGTGGGCCAGGTGGTAAGCCCTTCCTGCTCAATTTGTTTAACGGCTTCATTCATGGACGGCATCTTTGTCTTCTGCGGATGGCTATGCCACAGGGACATCGCCACCAGAAAAGCACCGGTTCTGACGAGATCTTCCACGCTCACCTGTCGATTGAGACTGGATCCCGCCTGTTCTGCCTGTCGTTTCAGCAGGGCGAGATGCTCAATTCGCTGCAGGGCTGACAGTTCAGAAAGCGTGACGCTCACACCGTTATATTCAAATGATTCGGTTTTCAGGAACATCGCTGACTCTCCGGATTAACTGTCGGTGACGGTGATTTCTGCAACCACAGCAAGTTCACCATTACCGGATACAACCGGAATGTTGACCTTGCCTGCAGCAACACCTTTCACGGTGATGGTCATACCACTGACCGACACGGTGGCTTTTGTTTTATCCGCAGACACCGCACGGAAGCTCTTGTCGGTTGCGCCTTCCGGCTGGAATGCCACGGTCAGCGTGGTGCTCTGCCCTTTCACCACCGAAGTGCTGGCAGGCGTCACGGTCATGCCGGTTGCCGCTGTTACCGTGCTGCGATCTTCTGCCATCGACGGACGTCCCACGTTGGTGACTTTCACCGTGCGGGTGATCACTTCCTTCGCCGTCACCGCCTTACCGATACTGCTGACCCAGCCGCGGAACACATCGACCGTGCCGTTCGGGAAGCGGATTTTATAGGCACGGGTATCCCCTTCATTAAACCACGCCAGCAGCGCCTGCTGCCCCTGCTCTCCGGGCATCCACGCCAGCGTGAAGCTGGTATCTCCGGCAGATTTCTGCCCCTGCCCGGTCGCAGTCCAGTCCGCATCTTCATCATCGAGATAGCTGTCGTCATAGGACTCAGCGGTCAGTTCGCCGGGCGTCAGGTCTTTAACTTTAGCCAGACGCGACCAGTCAACGTCTGAAAGCGGGTTCGCATAAGGGTCACCGTTCCCCTTATAAACCCACAGTGTGGTCCCGGCCCCTTTCACCGGCATTACTGGATTTGGTACAGGCATATCGTCCTCACATTTCATAGGTAATGACATAAGTCAGATCGGCTGAACTCCACAGGCCCGCATCATCGTCGCGCCGGTAGTCATAGCCACTGGCCACCATACTGGTGATCAAATCTGACAGTGCCGGGACATCGCTCATCACCGGATAAATCCGGGACTCCATCCACGAATCCAGCTCTGAATCCGGCACCTGAGCAGGCAGGAAAACTTCAATATGCAGCTCCGCCTGCCAGGTATCACTGTCCAGCTCTTCGCCCGTGTATTCAGCGCCGGTGAGATAAACGGCAATTGCCGGAAAATCCGCCTCATCAAAAACAGCGGGGCGACCATCAAAAAGCGTCGCCCCGGTGTCATGCTTCTCCAGTGCATCCAGTACGGCTGCACGGAGTTCAGTATGTTTCATCGCTTTATTACCATTCTCAGTTGATGCTGCAGCGCATAGCCCAGCTCTTTCGGAAGACGTTCACGCCGTATCCGTTCAATATTCTGTTTAAACGCCGTGGTAAGCGGCACCGCCATCGGGATTTTCACCACATCAATGGGGTAACGGTTTTTCCCGGCCACACGCTGCATGACATGCCACCGGCCATTTTTCAGTTGCTGAATAAACGCGCCGGGAATACGACGGTTTCCCACCACAAGCACGCTGCCGCCACCTTTCAGGGATGAACGCTGCCCCTTTTTACGACGTCTGCGGCGGGAAAGGACAACCCGCGCGTTACCCAGCTTGATTACGGGCAAATCCCCCCGGTTAACCCTGATTCTGGCCTGCGGATTTTTGACCGTGGCCCTTTTCAGCCTGGCCCTTTCCTTTACCAGTTTCCGGCGTACCTTTGTCTCACGGGCAACCTGTGACGCCGACTGCGATATCGCGGATGAAGCAACGCGGTTAATGGCCATTGCGGCGGCACCGGGCACCGCCGTTCTGCTGATACGGCTGAGGTTTTCAACGGCCTGCTCAAGACCTTTTATGGCCATACATCCCCCTTTCAGCGGCGACGGTTAACGGCAGGCGGTACGCCCCGCCCAAGCCAGAGATGACAGCTTCCACCATCATCCGGCGAAACCCGATCTACCCAGAAATTTTCCTCACCGATGGTCAGCGTGTCTCCACGCCGCAGCTGCCGCACCTCATCAGTCCGGACAAACAGGGACGGGCTGGAGCCTTCAACGCGCACGCCCTGTCCGGCATAGCTGATATTTTCAGGGTCATCAAAAACACCACGTATCACCGCACCTGACTGCTCACCGGATGTCATGGTGGCTGACGTTCCCATGTACCCGCGAATCGTTTCATCGGCGCGGGCAATGGCAGCATCGAACAGGTTATCGAAATCAGCCACAGCGCCTCCCGTTATTGCATTCTGGCCAGGCCGCGCTCTGTCATTTCGGCTGCCACACCGGCAGAGACACGAAACGCCGTTCCCGGCAGCACAAATGCCACAGGTTCATCCCGCGTGGCGTGAAGTGCATCAGTATGCAGCTTCACCAGTGCCACGACCATGACCAGTTCAGACGTATCCAGAATCACGGTATCCGGCTGCGCTGATCCCACCTCATTTTCATGTCCGGTCAGCACATTTTCCCGGCTGAGAGGGGTGTCCTGACCGGCAGTTTCATCCGTGTCATCAAGCTCCTCTTCCAGCTCTGCCACACGGAGCGCCAGTTCTTCTTTCGTCCCCGTCAGGCTGACATCACGGTTCAGTTGTTCACCCAGCGAGCGGAGACGGGCAATCAGTTCATCTTTCGTCATGGACTCCTCCACAGAGAAACAATGGCCCCGAAGGGCCATGATTACGCCAGTTGTACGGACACGAACTCATCAGGGTCAGCCAGCAGCATCAGCGGTGCTGACTGAATCATGGTGAACTCTCGCGCCGGATCGCCGGATGTCTTCCAGTTTTTCGGATAACGGGGAGACGCATTAATACCCTCACTCAATGCATCCGCATCCTGAATACAGCCATAGGTGCGCAGACCGCGTGCATGAGTGTTACCCAGCACCATCGTGTTGTCCGGCAGGAAGTTCTTTTTGACGCCGTTTTCCACGTACTGTCCGGAATACACGACGATGGCCACATCTCCATACATTCCCTTATAAGACACCGCTTTGCCCAGGTCTTTTACCGCTGTCTCCAGTTCGGAATGAGAGCCGCGACGGGTATCCAGCTTCTCCCTGACGGCTTTGAAGGAACGGAACAGCGCCCAGCCTTTCGGATCAAACACGATGATATTCACCACGCCGCTGGCGTTCAGCGCGTAGGCTTCGATATCGTCGGTCGGATCATACGTGGACTTGTCACGCTTGCTCCACTCCGTGCCGCCGGACTGCGTGATGTTGTTGGCCGCACTGCGGCCCATATCCACCTCAACCGGATCGAAGGCTTCACCGGTCATGGTGTATTTGCCCTTGAGCACGGCAGAAACGGCCTGCATCTCTTCGACCTGAGCAATGGCCAGCTCTTCGTCACGCATGTTCTGCATGATGATGCGACGGCGGCGGTAAGCCGGGTCCGCCAGATTCTGCGGATCTTCATCCGGCAGGCGACGCAGGGTCATCTGCGGATTCACCTCATGCTTGGGTTTGACATATCCCGGCGTAAATTCAGAGGTGGAGCCGCCACGGGAGCGGATAACCTCACCGGAAACAATCGGCGAAACGTACAGCGCCATGTTTACCAGTCCCGGAATTTGTGAGAGATAGACTTTCTCCGTAGTGAAGGGATAGCTCTCACGGAAAAAGAGACGCAGAAACAGCGGATCAAACTTAAATTTCTGCTCATTTGCCGCCAGCAGCTGGGCGGTTGTGTACATCGACATAAAAAAATCCCGTAAAAAAGCCGCACAGGCGGCCTTTAGTGATGAAGGGTAAAGTTAAACGATGCTGATTGCCGTTCCGGCAAACGCGGTCCGTTTTTTCGTCTCGTCGCTGGCAGCCTCCGGCCAGAGCACATCCTCATAACGGAACGTGCCGGACTTGTAGAACGTCAGTGTGGTGCTGGTCTGGTCAGCAGCAACCGCAAGAATGCCAACGGCAGCACCGTCGGTGGTGCCATCCCACGCAACCAGCTTACGGGTGGAGGTGTCCAGCATCAGCGGGGTCATTGCAGGCGCTTTCGCACTCAATCCGCCGGGCGCGGTTGCGGTATGAGCCGGGTCACTGTTGCCCAGCGGCTGGTAATGGGTAAAGGTTTCTTTGCTCGTCATAAACATCCCTTACACTGGTGTGTTCAGCAAATCGTTAACGGCATCAGATGCCGGGTTACCTGCAGCCAGCGGTGCCGGTGCCCCCTGCATCAGACGATCCAGCGCAGTGTCACTGCGCGCCTGTGCACTCTGTGGTGCTGCGGCCAGAATGCGGCGGGCCGTTTCCACGGTCATACCGGGGGGTTCTGCCAGCACGCGGGCCTGTTCTTCGCGTCCGTGAGCCTCCTCACAGTTGAGGATCCCCATAATGCGGCTGTTTTCTGCCGCAACCGCAGCGGTGATCTGCGCGTTCACGTCCGGCTGCGCCGCGCTGGCGTTTTCGCCCTCCGTCGCTGGCACCACGTCAGTAACGTCAGCCTGCGAAGCAGTGGCTGAAACAGTTGTTGATTGAGTCTCTTTGGTCATTCGCCCTCCTGAGAGACGGGATTTACGTGCATCCAGTGCATCACGCATAACGGTGATCGCATCGGTGCTGTTGACAAGTTCATCAGCCAGTCCGGCATCAATGGCCTCCTGACCGCTGTACACTGCAGCCTCGGTATCCAGCACAGCCTGCACGGACAGGCCGGTATATGCCGACACCTTCTGCGCAAACATCCGGCGGGTTGCATCCATCCGGGACTGCAGTGTCTCCCGGACGTCATCCGGAAGATGGCTGTAGGGGTTGCCATCCACCTTATGGCTGCCGCTGTAAATCAGCGTGATTTCCACGCCCTGTTTCTCCAGCGCAGCACCGTAATTACTGTGAGCCATCATGACGCCGATGGAGCCTGTCCGGGCGGTCTGCGTGACCAGACGTCGGGAGGCGGCGCTGGCAAGCAGCTGACCTGCACTGCAGTTCATGTCGTTGGCCAGCGCCCATACCGGCTTTATGTCACGCACACGGGCGATGATGTCAGCGCAGTCAAATGCCCCTGCCACCATCCCGCCTGGCGTATCCATATCGAGCAGAATGCCGTCCACCATCGGGTCGCTGGCAGCCTGTTGCAAACGGGCGATAATGCCGTTGTAACCGGTCATCCCCGAATACGGCTGCAGCGCCCGCGTCCGACTGACCAGCGTGCCGGACACCGGCAGCACGGCGATACCGTTCATGACCTGATAACTGCGGGCCTGTCGTGGTCCGTCATCATCAACGGATAACGCCAGCGCCGCGGGTGCCTCTCCGGCAGTCAGGCTGTCGCCGGATACCGCATCCGTCAGGCGGCTGATCCCAAGCTGGCCTGCAAGCGCACAAAAGAAAACCCGCGCATAGGCGGGTTCAAGCATCAGCGGCTCATTAAAGGCCATACTGGCAATATGCGGGAGATTACGCAGCTCTGCTGTCACTCTTCTCCTCCTCTGTTGATTGTCGCAGCCCGGATTCAAATGCCGCAGCCGCCCAGGCGGGCGGTTTAAGACCGGCTGCACGGCGCTCCATCGTTTCACGGACCTGCTGGGCAAAAATTTCCTGATAGTCGTCACCGCGTTTCGCGCACTCTTTCTCGTAGGTGCTCAGTCCGGCTTCTATCAGCATCACCGCTTCCTGAACTTCTTTCAGACCATCGATGGCCATACGACCGGAGCCTATCCAGTCGCAGTTCCCCCAGGCACTGCGGGCTTCCTGAAAGCTGAAGCGCGCTTTTGAAGGTAACGTCACCACGCGGCGAACGATGGCCTCTTCCAGCCAGCACAGAAACATCTGGCTCGCCTGACGGGATGCGACGAATTTTCGCCGCCCCATAAAGTGCGCCCACGACTCGTTCGCGCTGGCCCGTGCCGTGGAGTAGCTCATCTGGGCGTAATTCCGGGAAAGTTGCTCATACGAGACACCCAGCCCGGCAGCGATATACCGCAACAGTGACTGCTCAAACACGGAGTAGCCGTTATCCGTGTCCTGAGCCGTCTGCAGGTTCAGTGAGTCCCCCGGCATCAGGTGCGGCACTTTTGCGCCTCCCAGACGGACCGGTGCTGCGGCGTAATACGCGGCAATTTCACCAATCCAGCCGGTCAGCTTGTCCCGCTGCTCCTGACTGTTCGCGCCCAGAATAAAATCCATCGCTGACTGCGTATCCAGCTCACTCTCAATGGTGGCGGCATACATCGCCTTCACAATGGCGCTCTGCAGCTGCGTGTTCTGCAGCGTGTCGAGCATCTTCATCTGCTCCATTACGCTGTAAAACACATTTGCACCGCGGGTCTGCCCGTCCTCCACGGGTTCAAAAACGTGAATGAACGAGGCGCGCCCGCCGGGTAACTCACGGGGTATCCATGTCCATTTCTGCGGCATCCAGCCAGGATAGCCGTCCTCGCTGACGTAATATCCCAGCGCCGCACCGCTGTCATTAATCTGCACACCGGCACGGCAGTTCCGGCTGTCGCCGGTATTGTTCGGGTTGCTGATGCGCTTCGGGCTGACCATCCGGAACTGTGTCCGGAAAAGCCGCGACGGACTGGTATCCCAGGTGGCCTGAACGAACATTTCACCGTTAAAGGCGTGCATGGCCACACCTTCCCGAATCATCATGGTAAACGTGCGTTTTCGCTCAACGTCAATGCAGCAACAGTCATCTTCGGCAAACTCTTTCCATGCCGCTTCAACCTCGCGGGAAAAGGCACGGGCGTCTTCCTCCCCGATGCCCAGATAGCGCCAGCTTGGGCGATGACTGAGCCGGAAAAAAGACCCGACGATATGATCCTGATGCAGCTGGATGGCGTTGGCGGCATAGCCGTTATTGCGTACCAGATCGTCTGCGCGGGCATTGCCACGGGTAAAATTGGGCAGCAGGGCTGCATCCACACTTTCACCCGGTGGGTTCCACGCCCGCAACTGCCCACCAAATCCGCTGCCACCGCCGTGATAACCGGCATATTCACGCAGCGATGTCATGCCGTCCGGCCCCAGAAGGGTGGGAATGGTGGACGTTTTCATACATAAAATCCTGCAGGTCCCCTGCGTCGCTGTGTCATGCCGGTCTGCACTTCCAGCTCCGCAATGTATTTTTTCAGGTCAGACACGGAAGTGGCCGTAAACTCCACTCTCCGTCCGTCTTTCTGTACCGTTGCCACCCGTTTACCTGTCATCAGGTCATGCAGTGCCGCACGGGCAGCGGCAAGTTCTTCCTGTCGCGTCATTCATCCTCTCCGGATAAGGCACGGGCGTAATCTGCCAGTGTTTTCTTGTTGGTTGCTGCACCATCCTCTTCCTGCAGGCTCGCCAGCAGTGCACTGAGATCCAGCTGCCAGCGCGAAATACTGATGCGCAGCGCCGCCAGCGCATAAACGAAGCAGTCGAGTGCCTCATTGCGTCGCTTTTTGCTGTCCCACAGTATTTTTTTCCTGCCATCCACCCATTTTTCGACCTGCTCTTCAGCAGTCAGCTGCTGCGCTTCGGTCAGATCAAAAATATCCGGGTTATTCGGGAAGTGAACGGCACCGGGAAGCGGTTCATCCCCTTCCGGCGTCAGTGTGAAGCGGTTATAAATCTGCTCTTTCGCGGTATCCGTACCGATTTCGGTAAGGTAAACCCCGTTTTTGTTTCGCTTACGTGGCATGCTGGCCACCGGCTTTCCGTAGACGGATGCCCCTTTAATGGGGATCACCCGGAACAGCCCATGCTTTTTCGAGCGTTCATACACAATAGTCGGGTCAATCCCGCCAGTATCCCAGCAGATACGGGATACCGACATTTCTGCACCATTCCGGCGGGTATAGGTTTTATTGATGGCCTCATCCACACGCTGCAGCGTCTGTTCATCGTCGTGGCGGCCCATAATAATCTGCCGGTCAATCAGCCAGCTTTCCTCACCCGGCCCCCATCCCCATACGCGCATTTCGTAGCGATCCAGCTGGGAGTCGATACCGGCGGTCAGGTAAGCCACACGGTCAGGAACGGGCGCTGAATAATGCTCTTTCCGCTCTGCCATCACTTCAGCATCCGGACGTTCACCGATTTTCGCTTCCCACGTCTCACCGAGCGTGGTGTTCACGAAGGTTTTACGTTTTCCCGTATCCCCTTTCGTCTTCATCCAGTCTTTGACAATCTGCACCCAGGTGGTGAACGGGCTGTACGCCGTCCAGATGTGAAAGGTCACACTGTCAGGTGGCTCAATCTCTTCACCGGATGACGAAAACCAGAGAATGCCATCACGGGTCCAGATCCCGGTCTTTTCGCAGATATAACGGGCATCAGTGAAGTCCAGCTCCTGCTGGCGGATGACGCAGGCATTATGTTCGCAGAGATAAAACACGCTGGAGGGATCATCCGGCGTCCATTTGAGGCCAAACGGCGTCTCTTTATCGCCAAATTTAAGGTACTGCTCCTCCCCGCAGTGCGGGCAGGCAACATGAAAACGCATAAAATGCGGGGATTCACTGGCTGCACGCTCAATCTGACAGGTGCCTCTCACTTTGGGCGTGGAGCCACGGATGGACTTTGGCCAGACCGAGCCTTCAATACGCTTGTCACCCAGGAACGTCGGAGAGCCTTCCTGTTCAATATCATCATCAAAAGCAGCAAGTTCATCATAACCCGCCACATCCACCGACTTTTCACGGTAGTTTTTTGCCGCTTTACCGCCCAGGCACCAGAAGCCACGCCCATTGGTGAAACGCTTCATGGTGAGCGTGTTATCCCGGTGCTTTTTGCCATACCACGGGGCCAGCGCCAGCAGCGACGGAATATCACGAATAGTCGGCTCAACGTGGGTTTTCATAAAGTTCTCGGCATCACCATCCGTCGGCAACCAGATAAGGGTGTTGCGCTGCTTATGCTCTATGAAGTAGGCATAAACACCCAGCAGCATTTTGGAATAACCAACACGGGCAGACTTCACCACATTCACCTCGCGGATGTAGTCACTGCCCATCGCATTCATGATGGCCCGCTGAAAGGGCAGTGTTTCCCAGCGCCCTTCCTGGTATGCGGATTCTTTCGGGAGATAGTAATTGGCATCCGCCCATTCAACGGCGGTCTGTGGCTCCGGCCTGAACAGTGAGCGAAGCCCGGCGCGGACAAAATGCCGCAGCCTGTTAACCTGACTGTTCGATATATTCACTCAGCAACCCCGGTATCAGTTCATCCAGCGCGGCTGCTTTGTTCATGGCTTTGATGATATCCCGTTTCAGGAAATCAACATGTCGGTTTTCCAGTTCCGGAAAACGCCGCTGCACCGACAGGGGGATCCCGTCGAGAATACTGGCAATTTCACCTGCGATCCGCGACAGCACGAAAGTACAGAATGCGGTTTCCACCACTTCAGCGGAGTCTCTGGCATTTTTCAGCTCCTGTGCGTCGGCCTGTGCACGCGTAAGTCGGTGGCGTTCGTACTCAATAGTCCCTGGCTGGAGATCTGTCTCGCTGGCCTGCCGCAGTTCTTCAACTTCCCGGCGCAGCTTTTCGTTCTCAATTTCAGCATCCCTTTCGGCATACCATTTTATGACGGCGGCAGAGTCATAAAGCACCTCATTACCCTTGCCACCGCCTCGCAGAACGGGCATTCCCTGTTCCTGCCAGTTCTGAATGGTACGGATACTCGCACCGAAAATGTCAGCCAGCTGCTTTTTGTTGACTTCCATTGTTCATTCCACGGACAAAAACAGAGAAAGGAAACGACAGAGGCCAAAAAGCTCGCTTTCAGCACCTGTCGTTTCCTTTCTTTTCAGAGGGTATTTTAAATAAAAACATTAAGTTATGACGAAGAAGAACGGAAACGCCTTAAACCGGAAAATTTTCATAAATAGCGAAAACCCGCGAGGTCGCCGCCCCGTAACCTGTCGGATCGCCGGAAAGGACCCGCAAAATGATAATAATTATCATCTGCATGTCACAACGTGCATCTACGCCATCAAACCACGTCAAATAATCAATTATGACGCAGGTATCATATTAATTGATCTGCATCAACTTAACGTAAAAACAACTTCAGACAATACAAATCAGCGACACTGAATACGGGGCAACCTCATGTCAACGAAGAACAGAACCCGCAGAACAACAACCCGCAACATCCGCTTTCCTAACCAAATGATTGAACAAATTAACATCGCTCTTGAGCAAAAAGGGTCTGGGAATTTCTCAGCCTGGGTCATTGAAGCCTGCCGTCGGAGACTAACGTCAGAAAAGAGAGCATATACATCAATCCAAAGTGATGATGGATGAACATCCCGGTTTCTTCCACCATCGCACCGGAAAAGCGACTATGAGGGTAACCCTGCGTCTGTCAGCACAGTAAAACCCGGTGTGCATCGTTTTTGATTATTCCCGCACACTCACGCAGAAGGAATTCCCCGTCGGGCTACGGTCATGGTTAATGCGGGAATACGGCGACGATACAGCGCAGCTAAAAGGGTAATGGACAGATAGAGCGGTTTATTTCATTCCACAGGATTCTGAGTGCCCCCCCCTCCTCCAATAGGCTGAGCATCCACCTATATAGTTTTAATTTTCATCAATCCATTTAACTATCGTTTAATTGTTGTCACATAGGATTCTGCCGTTTTTAACAATGCAGGATAATAAGATGAAAAAAATGTTGTTTTCTGCCGCTCTGGCAATGCTTATTACAGGATGTGCTCAACAGACGTTTACTGTTGGAAACAAACCGACAGCAGTAACACCAAAGGAAACCATCACCCATCATTTCTTCGTTTCGGGAATTGGACAGGAGAAAACTGTTGATGCAGCCAAAATTTGTGGCGGCGCAGAAAATGTTGTTAAAACAGAAACCCAGCAAACATTCGTAAATGGATTTCTCGGTTTTATTACTTTAGGCATTTATACTCCGCTGGAAGCGCGTGTGTATTGCTCACAATAATTGCATGAGTTGCCCATCGATATGGGCAGCTCTATCTGCACTGCTCATTAATATACTTCTGGGTTCCTTCCAGTTGTTTTTGCATAGTGATCAGCCTCTCTCTGAGGGTGAAATAATCCCGTTCAGCGGTGTCTGCCAGTCGGGGGGAGGCTGCATTATCCACGCCGGAGGCGGTGGTGGCTTCACGCACTGACTGACAGACTGCTTTGATGTGCAACCGACGACGACCAGCGGCAACATCATCACGCAGAGCATCATTTTCAGCTTTCGCATCAGCTAACTCCTTCGTGTATTTTGCATCGAGCGCAGCAACATCACGCTGACGCATCTGCATGTCAGTAATTGCCGCGTTCGCCAGCTTCAGTTCTCTGGCATTTTTGTCGCGCTGGGCTTTGTAGGTAATGGCGTTATCACGGTAATGATTAACAGCCCATGACAGGCAGACGATGATGCAGATAACCAGAGCGGAGATAATCGCGGTTACTCTGTTCATTGCTGACCCCACAAACAGATTTCACGCTCAATCTCACGACGAGTCATGAGACCTTTCCATTGCTTACCGCCAGCATATGTCCAGCGACGTAGCTGATCACATGCGCCTTTGATATCGCCCTGGTTTATTTTGCGAAGAAGCGT